GAGGATGAATGGATTTAATTATGACAAAACAATACGATAATACTAACGGGGGTGCTTTGTTTCCTAATGATAAAAAGCAAAAGGAATCACACCCAGACTACAGAGGCAACATTAATGTTGACGGAACTGAATATTGGATCAAGGGGTGGAAGAAAACTGCCAAGACGGGGATGAGATTCTTATCCTTATCATTGACCAAGAAAGAGGATACTCAACCAATAACTGAGGAAGACCCATTCTAATGACACCTTCCTCACATAGCCCTACAACTCCTGACAAATCAGATTACTATGATAAAGATTGGTATGATGAGTACAGAGAGTTAGTAGTCAAAAGACTCCTTGATGTAACTGCAAAGAAAAACAATGACTATACAACTGGCGAAAGCGCAACTAATCCTTTCGCCAACTTTGATAGATCAACGGACTTTGGTGTGCATCCTCTTACTGGTCTGTGCATTAGGATGCAAGACAAGTTTCAGAGAGCTATGACATTTGCAAAAGATGGTAAGCTAGAGGTTAGCGAAGGGAATGACCAAGTTGAAGATATATTCTTAGATTTAATGGGTTATTCTCTTTTGGCTTTAGGTATGCTTGAGAGAGACAAGCAAATCAAAAAGCATTTATTTTAAACTATTATCTACTAATCACGACTAGGCTTGTGGGGGTACAAGCCTAGTTTTTTTAACCATGAAAGACACTATGCCAGAAATAAAAGAAGCACTACAAATTGCAATAAACACACAAGAAGAATTGACACTAAGGGAACAACCAGAATCTAATAGGGTTTTGATTAAAGCACTAGGGCAAATCTTAAATGCACTAAAGAATAAAATTGAGCAATATCCCACACAGTAAAGATGCAGAGCAAGCCATATTAGCATGCTGCCTCATAGGAGAGAGCGACAAAGTATTTGAACAAGTAAGCTCTCAGATCAGCACACAAGATTTTTACGATGAAGCACACCAAGATGTATGGAATGGGATGTCAGAACTTTCGAGCGAGTCAGTAGCCATAGATGTGGTTACTCTCGCAGAGAAAGTAAAACATCAAGCACATTTCATATGTGAATTATCAAACAAAATTACTACAACAATTTCTCTTAATCACTATATAGATATACTGTTAGAAAAGTCTAAGCTCAGAGCAATGCGAAGACAATACTCCTTGGCTCTCGAAAGAATAGAACTAGATGCCAAACCAGACTCCATTGAGGAAACAGTAAACAAAGAGCTTGAGTCATTTAAGCCAAGACAAAAAGAGAACACTCACATTAAGAGTTCTTTGGATATAATCAAAGATGATTACGAGAAGGTAGCTCTAGGAGAATATAAGCACGATTATGTTAAGACACACATTCCACACCTAGATGAGAAGATAAAGCTAGAGTTAGGGACTGTGTTTACCATAGCTGCACCCACGAGTGTGGGTAAATCTGCTCTTAGTTTGAATATAGCACTACGATGTGCTAAAAAAGACCTGTATAGTAGCCTCATATTTAGCCTTGAGATGCCACAGAAACAGCTTACAAAGAGGCTGATAGGGGCTATGTCCAAAGTGAATTTAAATAGGCTTGAAGAGGGTGTAGCGAGCGATTCTGATACCAAAAAAGTCAACAAGGCGATAAGCACTCTTGAGAACCTACCGATCCATACAATACACTCCGTCAAAGATATCCGAAAACTAGCCTCAGATGTTAAGAGATACAAGAAGGATAAAGATATTAAGCTAGTAATTATAGACTATTTACAACTCATACCCTTTGACTCAGGTCGTATGGGCAAGGCAGATGGCATCGCCATGATCTCACAGAAGATAAAACAGATAGCCTTAGAGAATAATGTTGCTATCATTTTACTATCACAACTTAATCGTGAGGGTGCTAGGTCAGAGTTCCCTGACTTGTATCATTTAAAAGATAGTGGATCAATCGAGAACGATGCAGATATTGTATTAATAATGAACTGTAAAGATAACAACCCAGAGGCAGCACAAAGCACAGATGACCATGGACCATACATAAGCATCAATTACTTGATAGCTAAAAACAGAGAGGGAGAACGAGGAGTCCGGGGGAAGTTTAAATTTTATGCTTGCAAAGGTATTTTTTTATAAATAACAAAAGCCATGACTACAGGAAGCCACTCATTTGAAGACCGCCAAGATTGCCCAGACTCTGGAGAAATCTTGTTTGAACAATATTGTGAACAACTAGGACTCAAATACCACCATGTGGGATTTGATAGTAAGCTAGACCCAGTATCTTATTTTTGGAAAGTACACCCAAGTATAAGATCATTACCAGATTACTTAGTAGAGAAAGACGGAGAACTTATATGGTGTCATGTTAAAGGTACTGCTAATCTCAAGATACATGACATAGCTGAGTACATTAACTTTGAAAGAAATTGGAAACATGATTGTTCTTTCTATGTGGTATTTTGTTTCAAAGGAGAGTCACCAATATTTAGAACAATCGAACATTTAAAGCAACTTTTGGTTGGACAAAAGGTAAAACAATGGCATGATGGTGTTCAGTATATTACAGTAAACTTATGAAAGAAGAAATAGTTGCACTTAAAAATAATACAGTAGAACGATTACAGACTAGGATTAATATGATTCGAGAAGAATCAAGAACTTTATCTCATCGTATAGCTATCATGGGCGATAGGCGCAAAGAGCTACAAGAAGAAAAGAAAAAACTTAAAGCTTTACTCGTGGAGCTTGATTCATAATATATAATAAATTTTGAGGTAATGTGTCTCAGTAATGAACACAACGAACTTATTCATATTTCGTAGTTAAGCCCTCAATGTGTGTAGCCTCACTTAGTTTTCTAAGTGGGGCTTTTATATACCTAAGACATCTCTTGTAATACCAATAGGTCTTGGATTGATTTGCTCAAATGGGTCTGGCAATCCAAACAATGTTCCTTCTTGGCGAAGTCTTCTTCTCATAAACCTTCTTTGTTTGGTTTCTTTGAGTTCTCTAATCTCTGGTACTATGTAGTGTAATGTATCATAGAATGGTAGAGTAGAAAGTATTTCTGATTTAACTATACGATCCATAGCTTCACCATCGCCATCTATAACACCACTCATTTTATTACCAGTTTGAACAAGAAGAGATAAAGGTGCTGGTAAGGCAAAGTCCATCATAGCAGAACCCATGCCATCTACTTTACCCTTGTACAAGAAATATTTATTTATACCTGCTACACGAACAAAGGAATTAAATGAATAGTCAGAGATGTATCCTAATCTTCCTGATAATAAATCTTTTAGGAAGTCAACGGGTATACCTATCAATAAACAAAAGGCTAATAGTCTAGCTAAACTCAAGCTGCCTTCTATCACATCTTTCGGATTGCCATTTCTAATACCTCTTGCCATTTGATTGAATCCTAGATTCCTAGCAGTATTTAGTTGTACAATCATAAATGATTTCATAGTGTAGAACATTCTAAGATTAGGATTCTCTCTAACACTTAGTGGCATACGAAGCTCAGACAATGGTTGGTTCTCAAATAGTTTTGATACGAGAGTGCTTGCAATCAAATCACTTTGTGCTTGGGTTCTTTTTGTTGCATTAGTTCTTAATGCTTCCAAGAACTCCATCTTCTCTGTTTCTTTTACCCCAAGAGCTGGACTTAAAAATTGTGTAATCTCTCCTAAAAACTTTCTTTGTTTTTTTGTAATCTTACTATCATACTCTGGCTTGATACTACCATCTGGATTTAGATAACTTAAATTAATTGTTTTCGCAATAGCCATGTAGCGCTTGTAATTAGCATCCATGGTTGTGTTCTTCATAATTAAATCCAACTTTCGGAATCCAGTTATTGTCAATCCAGTTCTAATTATTTTAGCAAACCCATCTTTTTGATTACTGAAATTTTCTTCTACTATTCTGTCAGTATCTAAATAGTCTTCTACTTTAAATTCTTTTTTACCTATCATAGATTTTAGGGTAGGTAAGAATCCATTATTATACATAATAAATGGTAAATCATACAGTTGTGACATAGTAGAAGTAAACTCTGTCAATAAACTAAAGTAACTAGCTTGTCGCAACCAACCCAATAGTTCTACTTCCGCGGCAGTCTGAGTCATTAAAGCACTATAAATAAATGGAAACTCTGTTTTTAATTTTTCTTGATCAACCTTTTGTCCATCTACTACTCC